CTCACTATGCGTCTAAACATAGCTTGCTTCTCATCAAATACATCCTTACCATAAAAGAAATACTCTCGCTGTGCTGTTTCAATAACACAAATAGAGTGAGCTTCAGGGCACAAGGAGGCACTTCTAACACAAGTAGTCAACATCTTGTCAAATGATGAAGACTCTAAAGGACCAACGATAGCACCAATATGTTCATCATATCTAAATGAGCGCTTAAGAAAAGTCGCTTCTTCTATACTGATATAAGGAACACTTTCAGCCTCTTTGTCAGCCATAGTATACTCAACACCAATAAGTCTAAGAGCAACAGCTATGCGTGTATGAGTGAAATCTGGACAATTTGGTGATACATTCATGAGATTGTCATCACCATAGGTCGATAAATTTACGTTCTCTCGGAAAGTACTGACTGGCTTCTTACTAACGTAATAGTACGCATATCTCATATACAAGCTGTTAACAATGCAATTAATAATTACAGTTAGAGGATGTCCTGATGGATTCCCCTGAAACTCCAAAAAATCGCCGTTAAAATCGACTTCATGATACGCGACATCATAAGAAATACATCGCAGCATTATCAAATCCTCTTCAGGCCAACCAGCTAACTCACCCAAACGAATGAGTATACTAAATGCGGCCAACACAAAAATGGCACACATGCGTTTATCAAAGAATCTGTAATCTCCACCTATCAACCTCTTCTTACCAAACTTAGTCAAGTAGTCGTGCAATTCTTGCCACTCTTTGGACTGTGCCACAATACCAGGCATGGCTTCAAATATAAAGGGGTTATTTTGAATAAGACGAATGTGTGAAAGAAAATACTTTCTCACAACCAACATCCATGCAAATTCTCCTCCCATAAAAACACGAGTTTTGCCCGACTTCATCTTCGCTGCGGACACTGGTTCATCCTTCAAGTGGGCACAGAATTGAGGGTGAAATCTCTTACCTTCACTATAACACTTCTCAATCTCTTCTATGCGCTTCATAATAACATCGTCAATACCAGTAATCTTTCCAGAATCATCGACAGTCATAAAATTTTTCTTAGACTTCTTGAAAGGATTTCCTGCACTAGTAGACTTATTTATCTGATCTACATATGTAACGCCATCAGCTCCATTTAATGCAACGTCAAGGTTGTAAACCTCCAACTGCTTGATTTTATCACCTAATTGGGCAACTATATCATTGAAGAAGGCATCTTCACACTTGCGAAGCACTTCACTATTGTACGTGTGCGATGGTGTACTCATATCCTTAATAGCTATGTGCCAAGGTCGCCAATCCATAGCGGGCGGACCATACTCGTCATTGTAACCTAGCTTTTTAACATAAGGATGTATAAAAGTTCGAGTAACTTTAGACTTGTGTTTTGCTCTGTATCCCGTGAAACTGCCAATGACACCAACTGTACCTTTCTCTAAAAAGCGGACTGATGCTTTTTGATGAATAGGTCCCAGTTTACGCTCATAACCAGGCGCACTAATAGAAATGGTTCCGCTCTCAACCTGGGGAGTGTATGTATCCTGCAAAGCATTTAACATCCGCTGCGAAATATGTTGAAAGAAGACCTTACCTGTCTTGCCACACGTATGACTACCCAAAAGAACTTGGGACCCATCTATATCTGCTAAACAGATAGACCCACAATCTCCGTTTTGGGTGTCTACATTGACATGACCATGATAACCAGGAACACTGAACACTGGACAAGTACCAGAATGTATATTACTGATCTGACTCATCCTCAATGTACCACTTCTATCTCTCATAACGTATGTACCACGGTATCTACCTTCTATGGG